TGAGACGCGCGCGCCCTCCCGCTTCAAGCGCTCCATCCAGCGCAAGAAAATGAGGTTGTCACCGAAGCCACCGCCATCGAGCACGAGAATGCTCTTGCCTGCGAGTGGCTGATGCGGTCCTTCCCACAGTTTAATGATCTGCGTCAGCCATCCCCAGTCGGCGTGATAGTGCTCATGCAACGGCCAACCATCTTCCCATCGTCCCATGCGAATCAGCGCGTCGGAATAGGTGCTGCCAACCAATTCGTTGCATGGGTCCATGTCGAAGGCTTCCTTAATGATGACGAAAGCATCATCGAATCGGCTGAATGTCTCGAGAATGATGGCTAGATTGAGCAGAGTGGAGGAGTTCCGCTCGAGCGATACAACACGCTCGGCTGCGATGAGAGCTTCGTGATCGCGCTGGCAGACGTAGAGAGCAGAAGCGTAGTTGGAAATGTCCAGCCAATCATCAGAGGGAGCAAGAGAGAACTCATCGACGATGCGCAGCGCCTCGGCGGTGGACATCATCTTCTGCGTGCCGTAGGCGGTTTCGTATGGACGCGGGACGAGTGCGATCGGTACGTCGGGCATGGCAAATTCCATGCGTTGGAAAGTGAGTTCGTTATCCGCCATAAGGTCCTGCGACTCCAGCAAGCGTGTTGTAGTAGCTGAAACCGGTCGTTCCTAGCATTGGCTCGCGTATACTAAACCAATTATCGACAAACTCCTTGTCGTTCTTGCGATCACGAATGAGATATTTCGTAAAATCGTCGGCAGCCTTGGCCATTAGGAACTTGAAATCAGGTCCGGCGGCGCGTGGAGCCATGTCCTTGTTTCCTTCTGCCCACTCGTAGGCGAACATGCGCGCTTTAGCGAGGACCAATTCTTCGCTGATGGAGTACGGAAGCGTATCGTTCGGATCGGTCATATCCACACCACGCCGCAAACCATAACATTGATAGACAAATGGTGAGACTGGCTGGCCCCAGAGCTCAAACATCGCATAGCCAAGTGTGGCGGATTGATTGACGGTCCCGGCGCCGCGCGTGTCAGTCTTATAGGCAACCACATGGGTAGGGAACTGATACCACGAGCGCTGCGGATCTTGAGAATCTACCCACTCGCGGCCTCGCGTAACGATCATATCGAGGTACATGGACATGTTGCGCGCTGTCTTAAGTGTCATAAAGTCGCGTACAGGCGCGGTGTAATAGACCTGGTAGACCTGGAAGGTAGAAGTAGTGCTGCCGGGATCGGCGTAGATGCGATCGAGCGTTGCTGCGCCGGTGATGGGATTGTACGCGATGATGTTATAGATGCCGGCGGCGGCTGAGCCACGTAGTTGGCGTTGTGTGATGAGCGAGGTCGGATAGGAAACTTGCGATGCGTTGAGTGCAGCGATCGCGGTCGCATCGAAGGTGAGGGATGCGCTGCCTTGAGTCAGATTAGCTGTACCGGAGGTGACAATCTGAGGCGATATCCATGCCCAGTCGATTAGATTGAACGACCAGAGATTCTTCTCGCGAACCTCCCGCCATGCACGATTGATGAGAGTGAGAGTATAGGACCAGGGGAGCTTAGGAACGGTTCCTCGAAGCTCGGACTGCATGGTTATGAGTGAGATGATGCACCCCCGGCTCCGATTAAAACGCTCGCTTCGGCATACGCGGCTTGGGCATCAGTTTACGCCGCGGTCGAGCGAAATGAGAGTTATTTGCTGGAATCTTGGTGGATAATTTAGACGATAGTTTGGGACCGTTTAGCGGTGGCGTGACGGTTCCTGTATCGAAATGACTGTTAGGCTTGGTCGAGAATGGCGATTTCAATGTGCTGCTCGCCATCGGACTAGACGCACAGTGCGCGGAAACGGAAGCTCAGGCCGGACAGGTCGGAGGCCGCAACGACTTGCGTGCCGAGGACTTGTGACTGGCCATAGAGCGATGCGGTGACGAGCGACCAGTATTGAATGGCCACCGATGGTACCGCATTCCCGTAGCCGCCATAATTGAACACCGGATAGGCTATCACCTTGCCGGTCGTGTCTACCACAGGAGCCATCGATTCAATGCCGCCAATGCCTAGGTCGGAAGCGTTGATAACGTCGCCTCCGGTGGTCGGCGTAGCGAACTGCGTATAGGAGGAAGGACCTGTGTGATCGAATACCTTTTCGATCTTCGCGCCGACTGGCTGGGGATATCCAGCCAGAGGCTGATTGCCCGCAGTAAATGCCATTTAATCCTCCCCTTAGATACGGCCCATGAAGTTGCCGCGAGTCAGGATGACGGTCGATGCTGTGTTCGATACGGGTGCGGCGATTGCAACGCCGAGTTGCGCGGCGAGAGTGACGACGCCAGCCGCAGCACCTACGTCGGCGGACGATGCCAGGGTCGCGCTAACCTTTGCAGTTACCCAGTTGCCAGCCGCGATGGCGGTCAGAGTACCGGAGTCGAATGAGACAGTCGCGATGCCTGCCACCTGGATCCAACCAAAGTTGGTGGAGGTGATGACGTTGATGAGAATTCCCGCGATATAGGTGGGCACGGCGGTGGATGGCTGCGCATCGCCAGTGACGGTGTAGGTCCCGTTGCCGAGGTTCGTGGCTGTCCAGAACGCAATGCGGCCCTTGACCGCAGCTTGCGTGGTCGTGGTGAACCCAACGTACATGTAGACGCCGCCATAGAGCGTGCCAATGACGGTGTCGGAGAGAGCGAGCGCGGTCGCATCGTCAAGGACGATACGATCCCCAGGCTGCGTCGCTGAATAGTTGACCGCAGGCGCGCCAGAGGGTACGGAGACAACTACTCCGCCGGCTGTCGCGTCGTTCACATCGTTCAGGTATTTCGCGGTGAGAGCATCGCACTGCTTTGTGAGCATTCCGCCGGCCATATTTAAGTTCTCCTTTACTTAGAATCGAATATCGTTTGTACCCTGACTAGAAGCCGGCGCCGATCAACTGCCAGTTGTCACGCGGCGAGGTCGTGTATGCATTCAAGGCCGCCTTGAGGAACATGACGATCAAATCCGCGTTGGTTTGCGAACGGATCGGCGGCGTGAAGTTGAAATTGTATTCTGGGTCGGCCGAGGGGCGCAGCTTCCAACCCTTGGCGCGCAGCCAGAAGAACGGTTCACCAGGCTTGCAAGAGGTCACGGATGGGAAGTTCGAGATGGCCGACTGGGTTGCCGAGAGAGTTGGCGTGGTGAAGGTGGATGGCTTGATCGAAGTCGTCTGCGACAGGCCGGACGGGAGGATCGTCCCGTACTTGGTCGAAGGAGCCAGCTTGTCCTCGAAGATCATGCCGTCGAGTACCTTGAGGCCGCTCATGCCGATCGATACGTCCTGCTGCATCTCAAAACGCTGTTTCGGTTCCTGGCGCTCGAGTAGATAGGCGTAGAGAGCTTTGTTGCACAGGCCAATGTCAGGGCGCTGCACGCAGTTGAGATATGCTTCGACGATCTGCTTGTAGGTGATCTGACCTGTGTTGCCGGCCTGGTCGCCTACCCATGTCGGAACTGAGTTCAGCGTGTTGCCAACCACTCCGTTGCGCGACTGGCCACCGTAGGTCGTGAATACGTTGCCATCCCAGGAGGGATTGACACCATCGTTGAGCGCCTCGGAGATTCCGTTGATGTAGATTATGCGGTTGCTGCCAGAGATCGATTGACCGTGGCGATAGAAGTCGATGGCGATGTCGGTGTTGAGCGCCTGAACGGCGTTGGACATGTAGGCATCGACAATCTTCACTTTGACCGCGGGACCGGATCCTTGGACGACATTCGTCTGGAACAGGTTCAAGGGAACTTGCTCGACGTATTCCTTGGGAACGAATGCCGTCGCCGCAAGGATCTGCTTCTGCATGACCGTCACGTCAGAGCCGGGAGCGATCGCGCCGCCGTTCACGCGGTCATACTGGAATGGCGTTTGCATGAGCGTGCCGCCGAGGAACTCATCGAGTGCACCGGAAACGCGGAGCTTGCGCAACCAAGCAGTGTCTACGAAGAAGTTATCGTAGAGGATGTCGTCGCGCAAATCTGCGAGAGTCGTGGCGCTGATCTGGTCGAAAGTCGGGTCCGCGGCGAGCGCCATCGGCCCTGAATAGTCGTACGAATCGCGCTCGACAACTTGCATCGACTCCATGTCGATGACGACGCGAGTACTGATTCGACGGACAGGATATCCAAATTTGTCAGCCACAGTTATTCTCCTTTATCGTTGAGCTAGTTCGCTCGCCCGCCTTGTCCTGACTGCATATCTAAAATTGTCTTGGTGGCGCGTTGTACGCGCTCGTTCGAGCGGTCGCCCACTTCCCACGGTTGCGCTTCGCGGCCTGCCTCGGGACGCTTGGTGAAAGGTGAGGTCGAGGGTGCCAAGGGGCGCAAATCGGGATTGCCGTAGGTCGTAGCCAGACGCTCGCGTTCTTCCTTCGCACCTTGTTCCATCAGGCGCTTCTCATAAGCAGCCTTATCCGCCGATTCACGCGCAGCGCGCGCGGCATCCACGCCATATTTGTTCTTCCAATAGGCTTCTACAGGTTGACGAGCGGCCTGAGCCTCGGCGCGGAGAGCACGGAAGTTGAGTTTCTTGTCGGGGAACAATGCGGAATGTTCAGCGGCAATGTCCTGCGCGAGTGCGATGGCATCGCCTTCTGATTGAGCGATCTGTGTGACCTGATCCATTGTGACGTACTTGGTTGGATCGAATCCTTCGGGCAGGCCAGTCTTCTTTTCTGGTTCAGCTGGCGCGTAGCCCATCGTTTTCGCCACATCGATCAATCCCAGTTCCTGCATCTTGCGAATCGCGGCCTCGGCCTTGGCGCGCTCACCCTTCTCGGCGATGAGTTCGTTCTGCATTTTGGCGTACTCGGGGAGGACTTGTTCGTCGCGCCATTTCTCGTAGGTCGCGCGGTCGTCGGTGCGGGCTTTGTCGGCTGCGGCGACTCGCTCAGTGGCGGCGGTGAGTTCAGCTTGCTGCTTATCGAAGGCCTTGCGTGCAAGAGGCGTGTCGAGGAGAGTGATGTCTTCCTGCGTTGCGCCTAGAGTTTTGAGATGTTCTGCGTATGTCATTGTTCACTTTCCTCCATGGATGGTGGAGTTTCTTTTAGTCGCCTTTCACTATCCAGCTGACGGCGGAGCTTGCGGCTCACCGGGAGTGGATGCTTCCTGCATTGCACCAGACGCTTTTTGTAACCTGTTGAGTATTTCCATAATGTCTTGCGATATCTCAGGCGCCTCTTTGGATAGCATGCGTAGAGCCTGTACTGCTTTGATTAACAGAACCGTCTTTATCTGCCCCGTCGATGGAGTCGCAGGAGCTGGTGCCACCTGTACGGGCTGAGTCGGTCCACCCTGCGGCGGTGGAACGTCTCCACCAGGACTAGGCATGGCCGGAATGGCGCCAGATGCCATTAAACCTTTTTGTGCGGGCCGGACTTCGCGCCCTTTTTAATGGAGCCAGCCATACCTGCACCCATATCGGTCTTGAGCGAGAGTTTCTTCGAGCTGCCGCCAATCTTCGCCATGTTCTGAACCTTGCTGCTGGACTTGCCGTAAGCCATCGAATCACCTCTTCGAGAGTGTGGGACGGGATAAATTCAACCGTCCCCCTTAGTTATTTGCCGCCCTTTTTACCGCCCTTTTTCATTTCCGCCTTCTTGCTGATTTTCACTCGAGTCTCCTATCGATGATGTAAATAGAAAACGGCCCGCGCAAGAGAAGATGGGGGAAGAAGCCATCCTGTCCTACGCGGGCCGCTTGGTACGCGCGCCAATTAAGGCTGCGCCAGTTTGAATCCCGCTAACGGATGTGACTGTACGATGATTACCCTAGTGGTTGTCAAGGAGATTTTAGTTATTTGTTGTCGTCGAAGGATACTTTTTGTTCTTCACGGAAGCGGATGGAGTTCATTGCGCCTTGCGAGAAGTCGATCATCAGGGTTCCGGTGGAGTTGGAATCATTCAAATGCGCGCAGATTTCGGCGAGGGAAGTGGAGGGAAGAAAGCCGCGCTCGCGCACGAGTTTATGATGGTCGATAACAGGAGCTATGGCCGTATGTCCATTTGTATGATTCATTTGGATTGGGTAATGGTCGAGCGGGCCCCGTTGTCTTTCGATACCACACGCGGTGGCGCTACGCCAGTTGTGGGACGACCCTCGGGATTGCCTCCACCCGGAGGAGGTGCGCCGGGAGGTCCGCCAGGTGCCGTGGGAGGAGGAATAAGACCCTCTGACTCTGCAATTTCATGCATGCGCGCGGCGAACTGAATGTCCATTTCCTGTTCGTTCTTGAAGCGTTCCATGACGTCGGAACCGGGAATTGTACCGTAGTTAGGAACGTTGCATGCTTCGGCGATCGTCTGTGAGTCGATCTTGATGCCGGCCTTGCGTAGCTGGATGAGAATGAGCTTCATCTGTGTCTGCGTGATTTCATGCAGAGAGTTGGGGAGTATGAAGAACTCCAGATTGTCGGCGAAGGCTCGTGCGCGTGTGATTTTATCGTGCATGGAGGGGAAGTCTGGATTCTCACCAGGTAAGTGAGAAGGAACAATCTGCGATGGATCATAGTCAAATACTTGCGGAGTCACGCCGTCGATGCCGACGATCTGCATTACGCGAGGTGTCGTGTAGTACTGGAGTACATTGTATTTCGTCATTATACCAAGGTCGCGCATGGGCGGTTCCATCGAACGGGACATGTCTTCGATGATGGGACCGTTGGCTTCGAGGATCTTTTCGATGTCGTCCATGGAACCGACTGCGCGGAGCTTGGCAAGGGCTTGCATGTCAGAGATGGCCATTTGAGAATCGAGGGCGGATTCGAGATATTGAATCATGGCCATCGATTCGGGCGTGATCTTTAAGACCTCGGGCGGTACAACAGGTCGGAAGGGCTCGCCGTCCATGGCAGAGCCGTCATAACCGATACGCGCTCGAGGCATCATGGGATCGAAGGCTTTGGCTTCCTTGGCAGCGACGGCGTTGGAATCGAACGCTAAGGGCATATCTAATTGCGCGGCCGCTTTATCCATATTGCCGCGAGCGAGCTGCTTAATCGCTTCGTTGATCTCGAACCCATCGTTGACCAAAGAGAAGCCAAGTGGTTCCCATGGATATTCGTCAAGAGCAAAGGATACGCCGGGGAACATGCCATGCCAATCGAAGCCGGGTCCGTCATACATGACCACTTGATCAGAGGCGATCATTAAACGGCGGTAAGGGTAGAGACGTGCATCATTTTCGTTGGCTTTACGGTAAGTAGGAGAGCCGGATTTCGGATCGCTGCCGGTGGGAATGTCCTGACCAACGTAGGGAACCGTATACGCCCAGGAGGAACCAGGCTCGCCCATGGGGATGGGATTCTTCGTTGTGTTGATGGAGAGATCGATGATGTAGGTGCGGCGAATCGGCACGAGAAGATCGGAGAGTTGCGGGCCCGTATCACCGCGCGGACCCTTGCCGAAGATGCGCTGCACGATGTTGCCGGTTGCAGCCTTGCGTACACCATCGTTGGCGAACCAATAGCGCGAGGAGGATGGACGCAGGCGAGATTGGAACTTGGGAAACATGCCATGCGCCATCGCAACCGGCATCATGTCGAGAATAGTCATGGCGTAGGCGGATTGGAAGTCGTTGGAAGAGGGAAGTTGCAGAGGAAGGATACATGGGGCGCCGTAGGTGAAAAGTTTGATGTCACCGCGCCCCGTGCCGTACATATCACGGCGATACATCGGCACAACCCAGCCGCGGCAGGTGGCGGCAGCATATTGGAGGGCCTCTTTAATGGAACGGTCGGCGAAGGCGCGCAGATACCACGCGCGCGTAACCTGATTCATCATCAAGGCTTGCGATTTGTAGGCTGCATTCTCAGAGTTGTAACCCCACATGGGACGGAGTTTGGCGAGCGTTCCGGTCACTTCGCGGATGTTGCGCTTGAGACGGTTCGGATTGACCTTGGAACGGTAGGATGCGGCGGCGCCGTAGATGTCATTGCCGGAAATGACGTCGAGAGCACGCTTGTAGTTGCCTGTGCGGAAGCCACGCTGAGATTTCAACCACGCTTCGCCCTCTTCGCAGGCTTCATCGAGCCAGCCGATCTTACGTTCCTCACGAACAGCAGCTGGAGGACATTGCCACTCCTTATTCTCAGGTGAGGATTCGTTCCAGTCGGCCATCAGGCGCTCCTGCCGTTTGCTAAAACTTCAAGGATGTGTTCGCACCAACCGCGCCATGTATATTCAGATAAATTAGCGTTACATTGACAGCCACTCTCGCCACTCTCGCCGCCACAACCACCATCTAAAGGTTGATGATATTTCATCAGTTCAATGAGTTCTTCTTTCGACATTAAAAGTTTACTCGATCCAAATCGACGCGCTCGGAATCCACGGGACGGTCTTTCGGAGTGTCCATTTCACGCGCATGCAGATAAGTGACGAACTCCATGTATTTCGCATGGAACTTATGACGTTTGTCGATATCGTATTTCAGATATTCACGGATGAAGTCTTTTTCATAGGGTAAGGTTTGCGAGGATACCAATGCAGCGTATAGGCGATCACGAACGGCATCGTGGTGTGGCCCGAACACCATCTCGTCATGTAGTACTTCTACGGAACGATCGGCAACCTCTTGCTCGTGAAGTGTTTTATGCAGGCGATCAACTGCGGGAAGCGAATCAGCGCCATCCCGCTCGTAGCCGGGAGGTGTAGGACAACCTGTATAGGGCTCCATGAGCAGCCAACCCTGCGGACGTGTCGGATCAGCGTAATTACGAAAGAAAATAACGGTTTCGATGGTGCCAAACTTGCGTGCGATTCCCATGTGGCTCCTTTGTATACCACTCTATATGTCGATTAGTCCACAAGGACGGTAGTTATCCTTGAGATTGATGAGATGCGCAACGGTCCAACAAACTCGATTGGCGTTCGGTTCGGTCGTGTAGAGTCGGGTGGCTTGGAAGCGCGCGGGCGTATCGATGTACTGCGCCCAGTTGCGGTTAATGTAGTAGAGGAAGGAGTTTTCGTTCCAGAAAGTGATGTGGCGAGGGTCCTGGTAGGCACCGCGGCCGTCGGTGGATGGTACTTGGCACATGAGCCAGCCGCCGGGACGCAACACGCGGGATATTTCCTTCATTGTTTGCATAGGATTTGGCAACATAGCAAGGGAATCTGTCGCGCGAATCACACTTGCGGAACTTTCAGGGAAATCATCTATGGTCCATGTCGCGATATAACCATCTCGTGCGCTAGATTTGCAGCCTATCTCAAGTTTTGGGAACTGGAACTTACTATTCATTTCAGCCCATCTATCTACAATCCGTTCGATGTATTTATCGTAGACTGAATAGACTCCTCTTTGGATATCATCGTTGAAACGTAACCATGAGTTTTGTCCATGAACCCTGTAGACGTAGAGTGGCTTGTCGATGTGCAGCATCTTTGTGGCAAGGTACATGCGACAACAGAGATCGGAGTCATCGAGAATGGTCATGGACTGGTCATAACCACCTATTTGTTGGTAGATGGAGCGGCGGAATGCGCGCAGGTGGTCGGGTCCGTACCAAATGCGCGATACAGATTCAGGGGTTGGCGGGAACGACACAAATTCATCGAGTTTCTTGCCGCGGAAGGTGACCTCACGATATCGCCAGCCGAAGGATTCATCGTAGCGAGGCATCGGATCGAGCGATTCGGTGACATGGAGGGAATTCGAGTAGACGAAGCCGATAGCTTCATCCTCGAAGGCGTGCTGGACCTCGGCGATCGCGGTGGGCATCAGGAGATCATCATGGTCGAGTTCGAGAAGAATGTCTCCAGTGCATTGTTCGCAAGCATAGGATTTCAGTGCGCCGACACGCTCGGGGGATTTGTATAGAACCATTGGCTTGACTCGTGAATCGCCAAAGTTGGTGGGCACGCCACCGTTGTTGTAAGCGATGATCCATTCGTGGAAGTCTTGATCTTTGATGGAATCGTAGGTATCGCGCAGGTAAGCATTGGAATGTGAAGCAGTGTAGATGCTCACACGGTTGCCAGACTTCACCTCGACTAGTACACTGCCGGATGCTCCCATAACCATAATCGAACGCATATCTGGAAACACTTGGTAATTAGGGAATTGCTTGACTAATTGCTCGATGAACACGCCATCACAATCATAGCGATCCAGGTCTGGCCAGCGAGCAATCCCACGCTTGACTAAGATACTTCCAGTGTCCGCTTTCATTATTCCCGGTGGATCATTGAAGAAGTGCTTGCCGAATTGTGGATCGGCATGGTCAATGGGAAAGAGTGCCCAGTCAGATGTGACGCACTTCATGTCTCTCAACACATTGTCATCGGCAAATACGTTGTCGTCATCTAGATGGTAGATGTAATCACCCTTAACTAGAGAGTAGGCGTTATGCCGGCAGGTATGGCCCCAATTGCGATGTGGACGATCGCAACGGATGATGCGGCGTTGCGGATGTTCGATGCGAACGAGGATGTCGGTCGAGAGTTCCGTATCGACCATAATGAGATGTTCCCACGAGCTATTTGTCTGACGATCGACTGACTCGCAGCATTTCAGTAGAGATTCGCGCAGGACGGTTGGTGTGATTATGGAATATCTCACTGAGCACACCAAATCGTATCGCAGGCTACTCGTGCATCGGGGATAAGGCTGCGCACCGCGGCGGCTACTTCTGGGCAACGTGGATCGTTGAAGTCGTGGCCACAAAGGAGTCCGGTCGGGCGCAGGAGAGGTCGCCATGTGAAAATGTCCTCACACACAGAGTTGTAAGAGTGGTCTGCATCGAGAAAGATCATGTCGAAGGTTAGCATGTTCGATTTGAGCAGGCTGGCTGCGGCCTTGGAAGTCATGCGCAGCGCTAGGAGCTTGCCGCCGAGATGGTCGCGCAAATTGTATTGGAACTCTTGCAAGAGCCAGTCAGGACGCGAGTAGAGTTCGAGTTCACGGTCAGCGACGGTCCAGCTGTCTTCATATCCGATCGCATTGTCGTCCCAGGTATCCACGGCGAAGATATGCCCGCGCGTGTTGTCGGCAAGAACTTTCGTTGTGCGGCCACGCCATGAGCCGACTTCCACAATAGAGAAATATCCCTTGGCAGTGTCAGCCAGCCAGGCGAGTTCTTTTTCGCTCATCCATCCAGGGATGCTAGTACTCAAGTGAAATGTCTCCGGTGGATTCCTGTGCGATACCACCAGTGAGGCTGTTTTCCATTTGAATGTGACCTGCGGCTGGCTGAACTGCCCATTTAAAGGTGGCAACGTGCATAATCCAGGCGACAGATGTGGTTAAGGTTGCGAGTCCTTGGTAGGCAGCTCCCACTTGCACGCTACGATCGAACATGCATTGCCCTTCTGCGTTGGTCTGTCGTTTCACAAAGTTGGTTCCCGCACTGACGCTGACACCTAAGTCGTCTTCAATGCAGACAATGAGTTCACAAGGAACGGCTGTAACCGCAGTCAGGTTACTGGTAATGGCTGTACCTGTTCCAGTGTTAGGCGCGGATGGAGAAGCATCGAATGCGCTGGTGGCCATGCCTCCATATTCTGCGACGGATACGCCGCGACCGTTGGTGTTCGATGCGGATTTGGTTAAGGTGACAGTGGTGGCTGATCCTCCGATGATGTTTTGCGCGTACCAGAAGTATTCACGCTGTACAGAGCCCCAGTTGGTGGGATTGCCGGGAAATCCGGTGAAGGTGTCCACTTTATCATCGGCGATGGTCATCGTTTCGGATTGGACGGATAAGCCTCCACTGACCACAAGGAGATTTCCCGCAGCGCTGATTCCGGGGAGAGATGCAGCGACTGTGTTTCCGCTGACAGAAGTGAATACTTGATTGGCAAACTGAACCAGCTCCGCTTCGGTCTGGAAGGTTATGTTCTCGGTGAATTGCACCCAGGTATCACCGTCAGCGGCTGCGGTCTTGCCGCCATAGTCGAGGGTGACGGTTTGGCTGCCACCCATCGTGCCGACGTTGGTGACATACCAGGTGATTACAATGCGGTCGTTGACGCCGATGATGGTGGAGGTGGGGGCAGCATCAGTCCAGTTCTGAACTGCGGCGGAAGTGGTGAGTTCAACGCCCTTAGAAGTATCAGAGATGACGGTTCCGTCTGACCAACGAGAGTGAATGCAACGCATTCCGGCATTGGCGAGGTTGTTCGATTCCAGTGCCCAGCAGTTGTTGGTAATGGTGCCTGAGATGGTGACGGCTGCGGCTAAGGGAGGAGAAATAAACTGGAGGATGGCTCCGCCGGCCGTCTTGGTACATTGAATTTTTGTGCCGGATGCGACGGTATTGGTAATGGAAGT